GCAACAATGTCTAGTTGACCATCGGCGCTAGAATTTATAAATATAGCACTATCACGGAACTGTACTTTATCATCTGTAGTTACTGCTATATCTGTCCCACCAGTAGTATTACCGTTGGCAAGAACCTCAGGTAAAGTGTCTGAAGTAGCGACTTGAGAGTCTACATAGGCTTTGATTGACTGTTGAGTGGCAAGTTTAGTAGCACTGTTAGAGGACATGTTGTCTTCATCAAGTATGCCTGTTACCGTAGTAGAGTCAGCTCCTTTTAAGGAAGCAAATGTAGTAAGCCCAGTTATAGTAAGAGTGCCCGCAGACATAGTGACAACGTGATCTACAGCCTCAACTACATTGGTCCCATCACAGAACAACAACATAGTCTTACCGTTAGGAACAGCGATACCAGTTCCACTTGCTGTTTTTAATGTAGCTGCTTGACCAGAGGAGTTTTTTACAATATATGTTTTAGTAGCAGCGGGACATACTACAGAAGCCGCACCGCTTAAAGAGCTTCCAGTGTCAGTAAGAGACAACATTGCACATCGTGATTCAGAAGTAGTACCGTTTGCGGTAGTCAGTGTATGCGCATTGTTTGACCAACTATTAATAGTAGCCAAGCCAGCAACAGACTCTTCAATCATCTTAGTAATGTTGTCGTTTACTACTGTGCCCCACGTCCCGCTAAGTTCGCCCTGTACGGGTAAGGCTAGTTTTAATATTGTAGTGAATCCAGTTGCCATTTAATTAACCTCAAGCTATCCGTATGATAGCGGTGTTTTTATCCGCTGTAGGGAAAGTTACTGTAAAAGTACTATTGTTAGTTTGTTTATCTACTCCAAAATCTAGCACTGCTACAGCGTTATTACCAGTACCTGATGACCTATATATTAACGCGCCTCGCGCTGTTATAGTTGAACTAGGCCATGTTACTGTTGAAAAGCTTATATACGCTGTTGTATCTGTAGACGTAGGGTTGGTATTTATACTAAGGGTTTCACCCCCTGCTGTATACCCTGCGCCTGAAGCTTCACTAGTGTTAGAATACGCCGTAGTAGTAGCATCTAAGGATGCAGTAGAAGTAAACAAAGCTATTTTAAATACGTCGTTTGTATTAGCACTAAAGTCCATCTCCCCATCAAGAAGAGATACTTTAAAAGAAGTACATAATGTTTGCGTTAGTGCCATCTATACTACCTTATGTTGGAGAGACTCTGTATTGTCCAGAACGATACACATCTTCTCGTAACTTGCCATCACCCATGTTTTTAAGTAGTCCCATAGATAAGGCATACATTTTTTCATAGTTAGCTATTATGTCTGGCTCACCTTTCATAAACCTTATGGCTTCTACTAATGCCCCATTTAATAGCGCAGAATCAAAGTTTGTACCTAACCAAGTAGTATTTGCTGTAACTATAGATGCAGGGTAATACCCGTAAACATGTTCTATTTCATAATTAGCATCAGGCGTTGGAGCAAACTCTAACTTAGTATCGCTATAGTAAGCATAAAATTTTGGCGCTCCGTAGTGAGCATTAGTGTTAATTGGGTATGCTTCACGTAAAAAATTAACATCTTTGTTTAATAGATAGGTATAAGTACCACTACTTATAATAGCTAGGCTATACGTATACAAATAATCGCTAGGTAAAGTATATAGCTTATTTGTTTGGACCACTGGCCCTTCATCTACTTTACGGAGTGCAGGTAGTTGTACACCATTATATATCTTTTGTTCTGCTTGTTGAGTAAACATAGCAAGCTGGTCGTTCGTGAAACTAGTCTCACAAATGTCTTGAATGTTAGTTTTTAACTCAGTGTAATTCATGCGTTAGCCCATTGGCCCTCTAGCGTATATGCCTTTAGTTGCTGCTCCAGTGCCACGCACTTTAACTTTACGGTTGGTAGTTGCTTTAACTGGCCCACCGTTTTTATACTTAGACATCTTTTTAAAATCTTCGCCAGAAATTTTACCATCTTTATTCTTATCTAGCTTATGTTGTTTGCCTTTAAGTGCCATGTTACGTTTCCTTATGAAGTTGTTACAGTTACGTCCCCTACAGCTCCAACAGCTTGGAGAGGATTGGGTGTTAAATTGTAAGGGTTTGCGCCCCCACCAACAGGGTTCCAACCCCAGTATATATCTCGACTACTATTGTCTCCTGACTCACCTAAACTACGATCTGGCCTAGGGTCACGTATTGCTTGTGGATCATCTACTGGAAACTCTCCTAATTTTAATTGAGGATGGTCAGGGTTCCAACATTCAATGCAAGCCTTTAAGTTTGTATCTCTACCTTTTACAACTAGGTTACGCAACTCACGTAGCTTGTACTGAAACCCACAAACATCACACTCTGCTATGGCTATCTTATTAGAGGCAAATCTGTTGCTCATTACTGATAACTCATGCGTGGAACAAACCTAGCTGAAGTTTTTTCTCTGTCCTCTGCTGCGGCTAGTTCAAACTGTTCTTCATACATGGCTTTTAACATAGGCACACGGTCTATAGCTTCAGGTAATTTAAGAGATATATAATAAGCTAGCCCTGCTACTAGGCAAGGAAAAAATCTAAAATTCATATCCGCAGTCTGTACACCACTACCTGCGTCTTCAATACGTCTCATTCTCCAATAATATAATTTATAATCATTGTTATCTGGTAGAGGCCATACATGAAACTTGGGGTGGTCACGAAGGCGTTCTATATAAATTTGAATTGGTCTACCTTGTGTTAACTTGTTAGGGATTGACGCGTACGTACTTACACTTATACGACTTATAGTAAGATCAGACTGAGTAGCTGTATTACCTTGATTAGTGCGTATTTGTTGTTCTAACAAGTCTATGGTATCGGCAGGTAGGTCATAAGCAGTAGTTTGACCTTTTACGAGGTCTACAGTCCCACTATCTATGGTCCACATGTTAATTCCACGATTCTGCCATTCTATAGTTAGCAAATTCATAGATCTTCTAGCAGTTCTTAGATCATACCCTGAACGCATCTCGCGCCCTGCGCGTTCAAACGCTTCTTCAGCAATCTCCGTGAACTCCATGTTAAATGCGGTAGTACCTGATGTAGCCATTATTTACCTACTCCGACTTTTCTTAACCGTATTTCCTTTGGCTTTAGCTTTAGCTCTGGCTGACAAATCTTTTAAATGAAATAGTTTTACGCTTGTCTTAGTATGAGATTTATTACTGTGTAAAGTACCATCAGCCATCTTATGGGTAGAACCCTTATGCTCAGTACCGTCTCTTTTGTAATGTTTTACACCTTTCATAATTTATATCCTAAACATAAAGTGTTTTCTTACGTCTATTATTCATTACCTGTCCACAACCTTTGGCTATGGATCGCTTGCCTCTAGCAAGTCCGCCTTCACGTAGTTTAACAGTAGCAGGTTTTGTATTTTTCACTACAGTTTTTCCTTTTGATCCGGCACTTTTCTTTTTCTTGGCTGTGGACGCTCTTTCACCTTTACTAAGTGATTGCGCCTTACTTCTAGGTAAACATCGGTCTGGGTTCTTTTTGTCTTTAGACGTACCACACTTACCTTTTATATTGCCGTCTGTACCAATTCTAACCCAGTCTTGGTCTACCCATTTTTTAAGGTCGCCCATTACTTCTTACCTTTTGACCCTTTTGCATAATTAGGATCTTTACAATATTTTGAGGCCGCCATGTTTGCGTACGCGGAGGGATATGTATCAAAGGTTCGTTTAGCCCACGACTTACCTTTAGCACATATCTTCCCACCAGATTTATAATACCTACGCATTATGAACCTTTCATCCGTACCATTTTAGCCTTGCGAACGCCTTGTTTTGCCATACCGCAGCCACGAACCTTACCGCCTTTGTTCATCATAGGCATCTTACTACCTCGGCCTCTACCTTTACCCATAGGAGCACGACCCTTGCTTGGAGGCATAGGACCGCCTGTCATAGGGTTGTCCCCTGCCATAACACCACCAGCGCCTTTAGGACTAGGTTTAGGACCACCTTTTGGACCACCACCTACATTAACGCCACTATCATCGTACGGCGCACGTGGAACAGGTTTTTTCTTTTTTCGAGGACCAGACTCTGGCATCCCAGCTTCAACCATCATACCTCGTTGGTACTTAGGCATTTTTTTGTCTTTCATTTTCATTGTTTGCTCCTGCTTCTTTTTAGCCGCTTTCTCTTTTGGACTAAGGTTTAAGTTTTGAGTCATAGTATCAAATTCAATTTTAGCTTGTTCTTCATCAGTTATTTTTGACTTTTTTGATTTTCCACCAGTACTCATTTGCTTTGACATTGCATTTCTACTAATCGTCACAATATTCTCCTAACATTTCCATCGTTTCCTAGCTTGCCGTAACCTTGAATTAGGGTCTTTAGCCGCTTTAGGAAATTTTTTCATTTGTCCAGCAGAACGAGCACAATAGGACTTACGCCTACTTGCCCGCTTGCCAGTTGGTTTGTCTTCAGTAACCGCAGTTTGTAGCTTAGATCCGGGGTTATTTCTTCTGTACTTAGCTACGCCTTTTTTAGTCATACCCGCGCCAGACTTAGTAGCACGTTTATCACCACTCTTAATAGACATACCTTTCATGCCTACTCCGCCACCTCTTTTATAGTACTTACGCATAAAATACAGTTATCGAAGACATGTTAGCGGCTGAGTATTCAACGTAACCAGCATCTTTAAACAATATACCGTCGTCTGGTACATCAGGATACTCAGAAGTTGTAGCGGAACCTACAGTATTAAACTGCATACGGACCGTTCCTGTAGGGCTAGTATCACGGAAAGATATAGTTCCTGCACTAGCTGTATTTACTGCATACAAACCTTTTAAACGTAACCTTCCGCCAAAGATAGATGCGGCTACACTATTACTAGTACCTGCACTAACGTTAGCTGCGGGATCACCTACCGCTGTTATGGAAGTTATAGACGTATAGTAGTTTACACTTGAAACCACACCTGTATCAGCGCCTGTAACTCTTTCACTAGCAGCATTACCATCTTGATCTAGTCCAATAATATCAAAAGAGATTGCGTCATCATCACCCGCAGAAGTAATAGTTATCTTTCGGGCAGCATCAGTAACATAAGGACTAGCAGTCAACGTAAGTGCCGCGTTATTACCCACTGCGGCAGCCGTAGATATAGCTGTTGCGCTTGCTGCTGCGGCAGAAATAAATGTCGATTGAATGTCAGAAGACATAATCTACTCCTTACGGTTGAATTGCAGTATTAAACGCCTGTGCATACATTACAGTAATTACCGCAGAGCCTGCATTAGTTCCAGCAGAAGAAGTAACAGTAAGACGTAGATCAGAAGAACCAGTGTCTTTCCACTCTAACGTACCACCACCTTGCGTGGTAATTGTTTTAAGTCCTACACTTGTGCCTGAAGCGACAGCGTTAATGAAAGTATTGTTATTTCCGCCCGCTTGACCAACACTTATATTAGTAGTTGTGTTAGCAGCCGTCTCTAGGTCAATTATGATATTTACAATCTTAGAGTTTGCAGGAATAACTATGTCAGTAGATGATGCAGTAAGTGCGCCACCTGATAGGTCAGCTACGTGTTGTTGGGTCATTACAACGTAGCCTACGTTAGCAACATCTTCACCTACAGTTGTTCCAATAGTATTTCGGATGTTACCTGCCCGTATAGGGCCAGCAAAAGTAGTATTAGCCATTATAAAGTTCTCACATGTGAGTTAAAGCAAATCTGTCTACATGTCGTCAGTCGGGTCTGTCAGATTCACCGGATTGTTTCCCGATATAAGAGAACATATCACAGTATATATCTTTGCGTCAAACATAAAAAAGGGAGCCGAAGCTCCCTTAGTAAAACACGTTACCTTACGCCCCCGGAGATCCGAAGATACCCAGTGGATCGGAAACACCGAATGAGTAACGCTCACGAGCTTTATAGCGACTGTTACCAGTGTCAAAGTCTGCATCCATAGATGTAGCCATTGGAGAACGGGTAAAGTGCTTCAAGCCGTTAGGTACGTCAGTCATCAAGAACCACGCATCAGTATCGGTTAGATAATGGTTAACCGCGTATCCTTGTGGGATAGCACCGTTATTGCGTAGAGCATTGATGTCATTGTCCGCAGTGCCAACACGTCCCTCAGTCTCAAGCAAACGAGTTGCAACGAATTGCAAGTTTGATGGGATAATGAGTTTCTTAGGCTGTGCAGCAATTTTCAAACCACGCTCATCAGTCCAAGCACCAATCTGAATAACAGCAGCTTCTAGAGAAGTTTCGTTAAGATCGGATGCAACCGCTGGACGGTTTGAGTTAGTTCCACCACTAACTAGAGGGTGATCGGTAGCACAAAGTACTTTTCCGTCTCCATAAGTAGTGCCAGCAAAAGCGTTATTTACAACTGTAGCTGCTTTTACTTGCTTGGTGTAAGCCATAGCGCGAGCTAGTGCTTTAGTGTAACGGGCAGATAGCGAGTCGTATAGGTTATCTTCAATCGCTTCTTCAGTGATTGCAAAGCCCATAGCAACAGTTTCATGCGTGTATCGTGCAGTGAAAGCTTCTTGCGCGTTATCATACTCGATTGCAGAACCTTCTGCCTTAGTTGGAGCAGAGCCAAAACCAGACAGTTTAGTTTCTTCCTCGAAAGAACGATCAGAGTTTTCAGTCTCAAAAATCTCTTTGTGTTCTTCGCCATACTTTGCGTACTCTAGCCCAAATAGTGCGTTCAATCCGGGGAGTAGCTCTTTGAGTAATTGACTTCTTGAAATAGCCATCTAATTATTCTCCTACAATGCCAGTACCCATTTGATGGTACGGTAGGTTAAATTTAACTAAAACATCAGTCTTAGCGTCGCCAATGGCAGAACCAGTCTTGGTTACAAAACCAATCACTTTAAACGCCTTAGTTGCAGTAGCAGTAGTAGCGTCCAATGCAACGTTAGACTTACCAGTAACTGTGTTTACAGAAGTAGTTGCGTTCTGTGCGCCAGTCAAAGGAGCGTTATGCCCCAAAGCCGTTTGAGCAACAGCTCCATCAGCTTGTACTTGGAAGGTTACACCGGGGTCAGTTACCACGTAAGCAGTAGCGTTAGCAGTGCCTGAGGGGTAATACTGAGCAAAAATCAACTGCCCTTCAGCATTGATGTATTCGCATCCAACAAACACACCTAGAGCGCCAATACTGCTGCCTCCTAGGTTGTTAGTAGTTGCGTCTGCACCTGTACCAGAAGCGAGTTGCACGTATCCTGCATTTAGCTCAACAATAGAACCGTAGCCAATGTTCTGAGCTACGCCAGCAGGAGTAATAAGAAAAGCATCACGGGCACCTGCATAAGGTGTACCGTCAGCTTTACGTACGGGAACGAACCCGTATGGGGAAGCTGTAGCAGCCATAATATCCATCCTTTTTAAAGATTAAATTAAGTTCCTTTACCAAAGGTAACTTTCGTTTTCCGCTCATTAAATAGCGGCATACGAGCATCACTCTCTCGCATGAGGTTGTTATCTACAGACTCCATTTGAGACCTAGTTTGTCCCTCATAGTATTCTGTACGTTCTTCAACCATTTCGCTAGGAGCTTTACATAACATTAAACCACCAATAATTACATTATCTTTAAATCGTTCATTCTCGATTGTGACTAGTGTAATTTCTGGATGGTCTGATGCTTTTACAGGCTCCCAACCTTCACGTAACTTTGAAGAAACATTAGTGGCGTCAACATTGCCTTGTGTAGCTACTCGAATCCAACGATAAGCGTATCCAGCTTCAGGTGTAGGAGAAGGTAATACTTCTGGCCTATTCCAAGCTTGCTTACGCACTGTTTTTTCACGGGTTTCTAATTCACGGTTTAATCTGTTCTCGGCCATTATATTTTCCTCATCTCTTCAGCAACCTTTTTGGCGTATAAATCCAGTGGAACTCCAAGTTTTTTAGCGATAGCCACTTGTGTTTGCGTTAATTTCACCTTTTTAGGTGATGTGCTCCGCGTAGCGGGTGCAACCACATTTGTCTGCCGTTTAGTCTTTGTCACTGGCTCATCCCCGAAACTTTCGGGAAACACTTTCTGCATACGAGTATTTATAGTCTCGTAGTATTCATCACTAGCAGGGTCTACACCCTCACTAACAAGTCGTTCATGCAGCCCCATAGCAAAACCTGTCATCTCTTTATCAGAACCAAACCACGGGTTATTTTCTGCCCATTCTGAGGCTCTGGAGTCAACTACGGTTTCGGGGGCGGACTCTTGTGTAGGTAGTTGTACCTCATTCTCTTCTTCTTGTAAAGGTTCAGGTTTAAAATTAGCTAACTTATCTGCCTTTATCTTAGCATTGGTTAACTTTTCCTGTGCCTCTAACAGTTTATCTGCGTCTCCGGCCTCATATGCTTGTTTATATGAGCGTTTGGCAGAAAGCATTTCTATAGCTGAGTTTTTCTTAGCCTGTTCAAGCAACGCTTCTTGGTTTTTCTCCACATTACTTTTTAAGCTTTTGTTTTCGTCAACTAACTTTTTAGCAAAACTCTCTAGCTCTTGTCGTTCACGTAAAGCTTGTTCTTTAGCCCTACGCTCATCGTGATAACCTTTGCTAAAATGTTTAATTCTATTTTGGACTTTTTCAGAATAGTCTTCTAGCTCTTCATCAGTAACATCTTCAGGAGGCTTAGAAGCTTTTCTGTTTCTATCCGCTTTTGGAGTGTCATCTACAACTTCGATCTCCAAATCTTCTTTTTCTTCTGCTACTGTTTCTTTAGCAGGTTTTTCTTCAGGTTGTTTACCAGACAAGTCAATCTCTACAGCAGTAGATTTTTCTATCTCAATCTCTGGCCTTTTACCTTCTCCTTCAGGTTCATCAGGAAAACTATACTCAACTTTTTGGAATCCCATAATACTCTCCTTACACTCGTGTAACGCCACGAGGATCGTTAACTACTGCTTCAATTGAGTCATCATTCATTAAACGATACTCAACACCACCTACTTTAAATCTCGTCCCTGTGTTAGCACGGAACATGACGTAATCTCCTGCCTTGCACCAAGGGCCATCGGGGAAACGATCTTCATCCGAGTAGGCTTGTCTGCCCATATCCAATACAAGCCCAATAGTAGACATAATATAATCATGGTGCATTTCTTTGCTTGATTTGATAATTCCGGTATCACCGTAAGTGTCTTCTACCTCAGGCATTGCTACTAGGACTCTATAACCTACGGGAGTAGGTATTTGATGTTCCAACTCTTCTTCAGTTACTTCGGGGTTTGATGTTAAATCAGTCATTGTCATCATCCATATAATTGCGCGAAAGGTCTTTTACGAAAGATAAGCTAGTTTGAAGACCTCGTATCAAACCAACCACTTCTCGGTAGTTCGCATAATCTGTAGCTGAACCATTCTCAAGAAACTCTGTTGCGGAGGATGTCGCATCCTCGATTTGTTTTGTTAGCACGTCAAAGACGGTAGTAGCCATACTTATTCCTTACGTTTGTTAGTAACCTCTCTCATAAGATCAAGGTCAAGTTTATTGCTAGCTGTCCTTCTATCGGCAGCTAGTTTTGCGCCCGCTTTCTGGGCATCTATTTCCAACTCCTGCCTATCTAGCTTGAGTTGTTCTAGATCTATGGTTGCATCAGCTTGATCCTTCTGGGTCTTTCGCTGAAGTTCTGCTTGTTTGACTTGCATATCGGCTTGATCTTTCTGAGCCTTACGTTGTACTTCTTGCTGCTTGACCTGTAGTTCTGCTTGTTGTAGCTGGAACATGGGGTCTTGCTGTTGTGCTTGCGCTTGTTTTTGTGCCGCTTCTTGTTGATGCTGTTGAGTGAGCTGCTTGCCACCTTCGGCAACGAGCCGTGCCAACTGAATTTCAATTTCTTCTGGCAACTCTTCGTTTGGTGGTGGTAGGGTAGCGCCCAACTTCTCTTCCATTTGTTTACGGTATCTAAACCCAAGATGCTCTGCGATATGTGCATTTAGAGATGCCATAATCTGTTGTGCTTGTGGGTTCTGTCCGATAGTCTGTGCAACCATAGGATCTTGCATAAACGCTTGGTGTGCGGCAATGTGTGCTTCGTGGTCTTGATATAGGAACGCTTTTATGGGGGTACCAGTTAGCGCGTTCATATTTTCGCTTACAGGATCTGTAGGTGCTACATCGTCTTTCGTAGGTACAAGTTTGTCTGCGTTCTTTATACCCATGACTTCTATCATTTGACGGTGTAGTTGCGGCAGATTATATATCTGCGGGGCTTGTTGGGACATTTGCAATACAGCTTGATACTGTACTACACGTTGAGCCATAGTAGAGCTGTTAGGATCACTAACAGGTATTACATCAACCATCATATAGTCCGCTTGACGTGCGGATATCTCACCTCGTGACGGCTGGTAGTCATAATCTTCAGGTGCGTATTCAGCCATAATAGCTTTAAGCATCTTAAACTCTTGTTTCATGGCATAGTGAACACGAGCTTGTACAGCAGCCATAGGTTTAAGAGTTCGTTCTAGCAACGCTAGGGTAGTACCTACTGGAGCATTAGCAGACATATCAGATATGTCCATATCACTAATAGCACCTAGACGGCGGCCTTCAGTAGTTATTTGGTTAAGTAACGCAAGTAATGTTTGACTTGGTTCCTTGTATGGAAGTGGCATTATATTCTCTCTAATGCTGCCAGATGGTACGTCTACATCCTTCCATTCCCCCGGTTCTATAGGGGTGTCATCACCTTTAATTCGTAGCCCGCGAGCCTTCAGACCCCCCGGAAGATTTGACAATGTACCAGCATCTACTAGCTGTCGTATAAGCGATGTTCCTGCTCTAGCATACCCACCAATTATGTGGATCAAACCAAGGCCGTAGAAGCCAAATCCGGGGATATATACATAGTGTACGAAGTGTTGACGCTTTAACATTAACTCGTCATCTTCGTTCCAATTACGTCTTATAGATAGTATTTCGTTAGATCCACGCTCCATAGTAACAATATAAGGCTTGGCTATATCATCTTCATCATCTAGCCCATCAATGGTTAGATCTGCGTGTATCTCATATAAAGAGTAACGATCATCATCTGTCAGAGAAAAGCCACCATCTTCAGCTTTCTTTTCTTCTATGTCAGTATGGAAAGATTGTGGCTCACCTAGGTCTATGTCACGGTAAAAACCACTTAGTTGTAGTTTACGCAGGTCATTCTTGGTCTTGCGCATAACATGAGTTACACGTTCAGCAGATTCTATGTTAGAAGCCCCATAAGGCACGATAACGTCCTCTGCTGGGACGTAAACAGCTACTTGCCTACCTATGTTAGGGTCAAAGTAAACTTTCTTAAACGCTGATCCTGCAAGTCCTAGACTATATAACATACGCTCATGTTCAGGACGATACTCAACCATCTCTTCAGTTAGCTGATAATTCATATCAGCTTTAACACGGTTGGCTGCTTCTTCTTTTTCTTTTGTCTCTTCGCCTAGTATTTTTACTCTTACAGGGCCAGATGAGGGAAATGTCTCACTCATAGTCTCCGCTTGAAAACGAATGACTGCTTCAGATAATACAGTAGAGTTTACTCCACAAGCACCATCCCAAGGTTCAGTACGCTCTTCGTACTTAAATCCTACAATATCTAGCCCTTTGACGTACGTGTCAGCCCAATCTTTTCGGCTATCTACATCAGAAGATATCATCCCTGCTAAATCATCAGCTAGTACAGCTAGTACATCTTCATCTAACTCTTCAGCAATATTACTACTAAAACTTCCCATGACATCATTTGTAGGTAAGATAGTAATCTCTACAGAACCATCATCTAAAGTAACCATATCAGGGTTTACTATTTCAATTTCTAATTCTTGCTCAACCATCTCACCTGCCGATGCTTTATCTATCTCTTCTTCTATTCCTTTGGGAGCAGAATATATACCTTTCTCAATCGCCATGACCTAGCCTCTTAATAATAGCCGCCTCTTCGCTGCTTGAAATATTGAATGTCTTCTGGCTCATCCGTAGGTAAACGTATAAACCCACCTTGTCTAAACCTCATTAATGCCATTACAGTAGAATCCACCAAGTCATCGTGACTCATAAACGGGAACCCCGCTATCTCTTCTACCACTTCTTCTGCCCATCTAGAGGGCGGAACCCAGACCAATCCTGATTGCACTATGTCAGATACAGAGTTTAAACGTGCTAGCTTATCTCCTGACCCTCTGTGTGGGGTGTATTCTGACACGGGTAGTCCCATCCGTCGCATTTCTTGGTATAATGCAACACCAGAACTCTTTTTCTCTACAATAAATGAGTCCGGTTCCCAATCATTGTACTCTTGCATAGCCAGTTCTTTTAGCTCATGGAACTCCATACGCTCTTTTATACTGTTTAGCAATATTATATTATACGCAGAAGTCTCCTCATTTAGGAATACCCCCCACGTAGTTAATGCTGTATAATCTGCTCGATTGTGTTTTTCTGCCGCTGCGTCTAAAGACATTATAATATATTCACACGGCGGTGGGTTATCTTGTTCCCATATATTCCACCACTCTCTTTTTACTAGGGCAGCTTCTTCGGCAGTGGGCTGTTGCTGGTACTGGGCGTTCCATTGAAACACTGGCATTGACGCTTTCGTACGTTTTAGAGCTTCTAAATCAAAAAACTCAGGCCACAGAGGTTTTTCTACAGGCTTATCAGTCTCTTTATCCTTTACTTCTAATATAGCAGGGAACTCAATCACCTCAAACTGGTCAGATCTCTCATTCTGCGCCATATCTTTGACAACACGTCCCGTCAGGTCGTCCATATGCCAACGAGTTTGTATTATCGCCACCTTACCTGCGGGCATTAGTCGTGTCCGAGCACCGAACGTGTACCACTCGTACGCTTTCTCAAACACAGAAAAGTTTCCGTTAATCACATCCTGCTCAGAGTGCGGATCATCCACAAGTAATAAATCTGCCCCCCTACCAGCTAGCGCAGAGCCAACACCACAAGCATAATACTCTCCACCTACGTTTGTATTCCATCTTCCTGCTGATTTAGAGTCCACAGCAAGAGCTACAGTAGGAAATATGTCCTTGTAATCGGCGGTGGATATAAGATTACGTACTTTACGTCCAAAATCTACTGCTAAATCAGTGGTATGCGACACCATCATTACTTTCTTGTTTGGATTGCGCCCTAAATACCATGCAGGAAAGAAAATAGACACCAACTGAGACTTACCATGACGTGGTGGTATGTTTACACATACTCTATCTTTATTTCCTTGTTCTATAGACATTAACATGTTAGCTAATATCCTGTGATGCTTACCCACTAAGAACTCTGGCATCATTCGCTTACAAAATTCAATCAAGTCATTGTACGCGAGAGCATTTTGTTTACGAACAGCTAGCTCATCTACCAGTCGGTTGATCTCTATAACCTCTTCTTGACTAAAAGCGTCTAGATTGTCCAACATTTTTTGGACTTCCTGCTCAGAAAAGTCCTTGTTAGGCTCAATCATCATATTCTTCGTCATCTGAGTCTAGTTCTGCGTCTACATCAAGAGGTTCCCCATCAATAATTATAGCTTCTTCTGCTTCTTCAGGAGGATTTACTAGTTTTTCTAGCTTACTGCGTAGTTTTGCTTTCAAATCATCAGTAGATTGGTGAGTTATTGTCACTTCTGACTTCTCTGCGAACAGCCCAACGTCCGAAACCTTACCTAAAAGCTCTAATGCACGTATTCTTACACGAGGGTCAGGGTTCTCTGTCTCTAATAACAGCTTATTAGTCACTAAGTGACGCACTTGTAAGGCGCTATTTACTACTGATTGCCCAAATTCTTGCAGTATATTATTAGTTAGCACCAGTGAGGCAGGTGTTAGGGTAGAGGCACGGGCATGGTTTACCTTTTTAGAGGTAGTTTCAGGATCATCTGCATAAGCTATAGCCAGTTTAGCGGCTACATCCTTATCAGCCTTAGTAGGTTCTAAGTCTAAATCGTGTTCTGCTAGATCTAGAGAGGTGTTAGCTGCTGACTTTACGCGTTCTTTTAGATCAACACGTAGTATTCTGTCTGAAATAGGTATACCTAGCTCTGGTTCTAGTCGTAAAGTCATATTTTATTTGCAGGTTATTCACCGGAAACGCATTTGTACCATATCCTTACAGTCTAAACAAGTGTATAATTCAGCTCCCGTTTAACCCCACCCTTTTTGAGAGGTATCTTATGCTGTCTATCGCTGTAACTGCGACTGCTTTTCTAGTCACAGTCTGTTCTGTATGTATGATTGGAATGCTACTTATTATGATTGATGATCATCCTCCTTGGTAAAGTTCCAAAGAGTTTCTATACCACCTGCTTGAGACTCCGCATTAAACAAGTTAGGGTGTAACTGAATAGACTTCCTACATCCTAACTCCTCTGTACTTCTAACTAACAACCTCTCCATATCCAAAGCTATAAATACATAGAAGTCAGCTATTTTCTTAGCCCGTAAGTTATATATGTACCTAGACTTATCACCTTTACGGGTACTTATAGTACATACATTAGCCGCCTTTACTTGCACTGTGAACATAGCATCGTTATACGATTGGCACCACAAGTCTATGCCGGATCTATCGACATGGTGACACTCTATACCATTTTTCTCCAGTACGTACATAGCAAAAAATTCGCCTATACGCCCTACGTGACTGGAGTTGCTAGTCCTGTATGTGCCACTCATAAGACCTCCTAAACCCAGAATAGCGGTACAAAAAATTTTTTACAACTGTATTTTAAAAAGAGGTGGGGGGTTCCCTATATAGAGGGGGTGGGGGTTTGAACTCATAGAAATACGATTTTCTCGTGTGAATTAGTAATATATAGTCTCACGGAGTCCCATATGTGTCGCGCGGGGGGTAGGGAGGGGGTAGGTATCGAATAGTGCCAGATCGTTGATTGTTATAACGTGTTATAACTTCTTGTAGGCTATCTATTGTTATTATGTGTAAAGTTGTTATTATGTGACCATCTTCAGCAATAACGCTGGAGTGTTTATAACTAAAGAGTATATACATATGAAAAACATTAACGAAGCTAAAGCAGTACCTACACGCCTTACTAGTGAAGGCATCGAATCAATTAAGGTTGCTATCGAAGCAGGTGAGCATACAGATAAGACAGCGGAATCGGCAGTTGGTAGGCTAACTGCTGACGGCATCAGATGGACAGACTTTATTAGTCCTGCTGGTAAGTCGGGTGAATCTACTGCTACACCGGAGCTATACGCGGCACTGAAGGAAGCCGTAGTATCGGGGTTTAGTGATAGTAAGCGCAAGCTATTATTATCGCCTACTAAGTCTTTAAGTGTCCAAGGCGGGATAGACAAACGCAAGGCCCAACAGAGTATCGGTGCTTATATGAGAGCGTTTTTACGCGACCTTAAGAATAGGCAGGAGCCGAAACCTAAGGCAAGCAAAGCACCACAGCAACCTTCCATGCCTAAGACTGGCGATAAGGTAGTCGATGAGGCGAATGCTATATCAATGAAGGCGATCAAGAAAGAGACTGACCTTCAGAATTGGTGCCTTAACAATCTGCCAGAGGATACAGCGATTAAGATTAGTAAGTTAAGAGCTAAGATTGTCGCAATACTTCAGCCAGAACCAACTCACTAACCAACTATGCCCCACTTCGGTGGGGCTTTTTTTTCGCCCATCAAAAAGTACCTGCGATACCAGTTCCCCATCCGCGTTGAGCCTTTTGTTATAACACGTTATAACATTTTGATACCAGTTCCAGATTCGCGTTGAGCCTATTGTTACATCGTAAGTCATTGATAAATATACAATGTTACAAAATACCCCCCTAATGTTACCTAATGTTACAAAATTTAGGGCCAAAATGTAACATTATATTTTGATGTGTTATCGTATCAGATAGTGAGCAGGTTTACGCAGGTTTGATAGAGTCAAAGTATCAGATTGTATCTATTTATATGTTTTTATTAATACTTACTTATAATGTTACATTTTTAAAATAGTATTTAACTCTCATAGAATTTATTACATTGTTACAAATTTATTTGGGGGTGGTCGAGCGACCTATTTTCCCATGTGAAATGTAACTTTGTAACATTGTAGATATATCAATGACTTACCGACACCAACTACGTAACATTACATTACATTACATTACAATACACTTCTCCTCACTCCCTGACACGTATACCCACAACTTGACATAAGCCGCCACTCCTGTATAATGGTAATGTAGCTAGGGAATTCGCCCTGTCTACTTTTACACGGTAACTCGTTACCACAACCCCAAATGTTATAACACGTTATAACAAACTAACAAGGAATACAGACATGACTAGTGAATGGAAAACCTTTGCAGTAGAACGAGAGCGAGAGATCGCTATGGAAAAAGAAACAGTCCCCTATGGGTATCACAATCTGAGGGACGAGCATAACACGATGTTTGTTCAAGACCTAGACTCTGAACTCAAACGCTACTGGAACGCAACACAGAGGACAAAGCGATGAGAAGCATAAGAGAGTGGAACAGACGCGCCAAGCTAAAGCACGAGTATGAGAAACGCAGACTAGCATCTCGGTATGCGCTCAAGCAAGTGTGCATAGAGTTGGTTGTTATCACGCTATGCGCTACTGGCATAGTAGCTATAATTTATCTAATGGGACAATCAGGAGTACTACAATGAACGATACAACTGCAACACCTAAAGTCGAAGCACCATCCATCGGTTCTAGCGCCATGCTAGTAGAGTTACAGGTTAGCCAGTGGACAGGTCGCAAGAAGGACAAGACAGCATCAGTCGAAGTGACTGATCAAAACTGGGCAGAGAAAGGTACGGCATCAGTCAATAAGAAGTTACTAGGTAACTGTGACGAGCTGACCGCCATACACAAATTCACCGCCAACTCGCGCAACATACACTACAAGTCCACCATGCCGTGGAGTGATACAGGTATGCGGCTACTACCGACAGCGCAGTATTTCAAATACCACCAACAGATGACTGAGTTACAAAACGAGTTCGAGCGTATGGCACAGTCATTCATCAGCAACTATGATTGGGAGATCAGCAGGGCACAGGCACGGCTAGGTAATCTGTTTGTACGTGATGACTACCCTACTACGGACTCTATCTCTCGCAAGTTTGCATTCAACATATCTTACATACCACTGCCAGATGCAGGTGACTTTCGTGTGGATGTGGGCAACGACCAGAAGCAAGTACTCGAAGATCATTACAACGAGTATTACAACAGGCAACTGCACTCTGCTATGAATGATGTGTGGCAACGCACCTACAAGGTGTTGAGTAATATGTCTGAGCGTCTGGACTATGAGCAGGGAGAGAAGAAGATCTTTCGTGACACTCTTGTTGACAATGTTACTGACATGGTAGAACTACTTAACGTGTGCAATGTGACAGGTGACAGCCAGATGTCGGCGATGTCTATGAAGCTAGAGGATACGCTACGTGGCATTACCCCTGACGCATTACGTGAGGACTCATACCTCCGTGCCGAAACCAAACGTGCGGTGGACAAAGTTATTGCAACACTACCATCGTTGGATATGTAAGGTGAGTATCAACGGACAAGCGGTGCTACGTGTGCGCAACTACAAGCGCACCAAGCACTACAAAGAAATGCGGATACCGAAGGGTCGGACCCCTCGTGTAGCGTATTACCAAGTCGTGACTCGCAAGGGTCGCATACTAGAAAGTTATAACACGTTATAACAAACCATAAGGAATGTAACTATGAACGCAAATAAAATGTACGAAATGAACCTTAGTCAGATATCTAAAGCTATTGCCGCAGTCGGACATCTACGCACAGTATATGTAGAGGGTCACATGGGTAACGGTAAGACATCACTACTAGATATGTTATCTAAGATGTTACCTGACCACATACCCTGTTACTTCAACTGTGTTACCAAAGATCTGGGTGACTTGAGTATACCATCACTCAACACCACCGAGGGGTACGTCACATACTTACCCAATGAAGAGTTTGGTATCCATCACGGCAAACCCCTGATCATCATGTTTGATGAGTGGCCAAAAGCTAATCAGTCAGTCAAGAACGGTACGCTTGTTACTATGCTAGAGCGCACAGTAGGTACAAAGAAGTTACCAGAAGGTAGTATCGTATTTGCTACAGGTAATCTAGGTGCAGAGGGTGTTGGCGATACTACACCACCTCACGCACGTAATCGTATGATTATGCTACGCGCACGTAAGTCTACCAGTGAGGAGTTGATTGAGCATGGTATCAATAAAGGGTGGGAGCCTAGTGTATTGGGATTCATACGTGAGTTCCCTCAGATACTACAGGGGTTCGAGGATGTCAGAGACCCGAACGACAATCACTACATCAACCACCCCAAAGCACAGCGTATATCTTTTGTCACACCAAGATCATTGGAAGCTTGCAGTGACATACTCAAGCAACGGCATATGTTCGATGATCACAGTCTAACAGCTTTACTCATGGGTACTATCGGTGATCGTGGCGCTATGGACTTGGTGGCATTCGTCAAGTTGGCTGACCAACTACCATCATGGGAATCTATCAAGCAAGACCCAACCAACGCCAAAGTACCTGACTCTGCCTCGGCAGTATGTATGGTGGTGTATCGCGCACTAGGTAACATGACTAGAGAAACAATCACACCATTCATGCAGTACCTACCCCGACTGAGTAAGGAAGCACAGGGTATGTTTGCCAATGGTGTACGTGCTAATACCTACGCGCATCGGTCACTGGTGATGAGTAACAAACTGTTCACCGCATGGGCTATGCAAAACAACTACATGTTTTCTGCTGACAAGTAAGGAGAGTAACAATGCTTAAACTTAATGGAAACCTGACTGAGGAGCAACGCCTAGAGAAAGCGGTGGTTGCTATTATCAGCGAACCTAAGTACACAGCACTGGCAGGGGTATTGATGATCGGTGACAAGGTTATTGATGAGAGTATACCTACCGCGTGTACCAATGGACGTGATGAGAAGTATGGACGTGAGTTTGTCAAGGGTATCAATGATGCTGAGTTACGTGGTGTGGTTATCCACGAGAACAAGCACAAGATATACCGACATCTTACTACGTGGAAACACCTATGGGACATTGACCCCAAGCTTGCAAATATGTCTATGGACTACGTTATTAATCTTGAGGTGATTGACGAGAATCCCCCCGACAAGAGTGGCGTACGCTTTGCCGTACTGCCTGAGGGTGGGCTAGTCGATAAGCAGTACCGAGGTATGGATACAGCTCAAGTGTTCAAGATGCTACGCAAGAAGAAAGAAGAAGGTGGCGGTGGTGATGGCGATGAAGAGAGTGAGGGTAGCAAAGATGGTGACGGTAAAGGTAAGTCACCCGGGAGAAGTGGTGGTAGTACTCCACAAGATAACGAGTCAGGAGGTGACACCGACAGCGATGTTACAGATACCCACGGTGGTTTTGATGAGCACGATTTCGCAGGTGCGCAAGAACTATCCGCTGATGAACAGCGCGAACTAGCCAGAGACATTGACGAGGCCATACGTCAGGGTGCTATGTCAGCAGGTAAGATGGGTGCAAATCAAGCAAGGTCACTCGATGAACTGCTACAACCCCAAGTCGATTGGCGTGAGGTACTACGTGAGTTTATTCATGCTACGTGTGTAGGTAATGACTACTCTACATACTCTCGACCCAATCGTAGGCTAATGAGTCAGGGTATATACATGCCAAGCGGTGTCAGTGAGAAGGTCAATGAGTTGGTACTAGCCATTGACACGTCAGGCTCGGTGGGTCAGCACGAGTTGACAGTCATGCTTACTGAGGTCAAGGGTGTATGTGACACAGTAAAACCCGACAAGGTGCGCCTACTGTATTGGGGTAGCGATGTGGTACGTGACGAAGTGTACGGTACGCACGAACTAGATCAGCTAATACATTCTACCAAGCCGCGTGGAGGTGGTGGCACTGACGTTACATGCGTTACCGAGTACATGAAGGAGAAGAACATCAATCCGCAAGCGACCATTGTATTGACAGACGGTTACTTGTTTGGTGGTTGGGGTGATTGGACATGTCCAGTGTTATGGGCAATCCTAGATCACAAAGGGGCTGTGCCAAGCACAGGTAAAGCAGTACACATAAAATCAGAGGATATGTGATGGACGATTTTGAGAGTACGTTGAAACGCCGAATGGAGTGGGATACAGCAGTACAGGAAGTGGAGAAAGCGGTGAGATTTAGACTAGATGCTATGGACTCTAGGTTCTCATACGCTAGTGAAGATGACAAAGAACGCCTAGCGCAAGCGTGGGTACGAATACTACAAGGGTAAGGAGATAAACAAATGGCTATGTATGACGTTAAGTTTAAAAGTTTCAAAGAGATAGAAGCATATTGGCGCGGTGTAAAACCTATACGTGGTAGGAAGGAGGACGTACGACCTATCGCAGATCGCGCTCGACATTGGGAACGTGTAAATAAGTTATCAAACACTTGCTATTCTATGAGCCTCTCGTTCTGGAATGGTGAGATTCACAACGTAATCAAGTGGGAACTGGTATCAGGTGTAGAGACAGTGACCATAGCAAATGGCATAGGTGAATGGGCACACACGAGTCACTATTCATTCTTAGATAGGTTCTTACCGTGGAACGTGTTCTTCAGGAATCGGTCAGGTAAACATTTTATATCTACCAATCAAAATGGTTTGGCAAGAGAGAAATTCCTACCCAAAGGCACAGGTAATTGGAAGGCAGGTAGAGGGTATGAGTATGACGAAAAACAACCCGTGGTAAAACTAACAAGAACCGATACGTCACACGATTGGGAGTTTACAGGTGATGATCATACCATCCCGCGAGCTAGAGTAGATAAAGAAGCTAAGAAGATACACAAGAAAGCTATCAGCGATTTTTGTGAGTGGACGTGGAACATGTTGCCCCTGCTAGAAGATAACACCCCCACCAACTGGCAAGAGCGCAGAGATAAATGTTCTGTATTGGGTATAAATGCACAACACACAAGTCATCGGGGAACTCACGACAACAAGTTATTCTTGAGTATACTTGCTACCCCAGACGATCCACTGTACGCCGATCTAGCTATCGAGTGTATAGCGCAACTTAAAGACACCTCAGAACAGGTGTTTGATTATGAAACGCGAACGTGGAACCACAACAAGTTACGTGGTGATGTAAAAACATTTCGTAGAAAGCTCAACACTTGGGTAAACAAGCAAGGTGGGTTTACTAACATAACAACAGACTATTAGGAGAGTAACTATGGATGAGGCTAAAGCTTTAAGTACTATTGCTAAGTTAAAAGCCAACATGACAGAGGAGGCTAAATTGGTAGCTGAGTTGGAGGATGCTATATACCTAAAGAGTATATTCCCCTCTATTGCGTACCCTGCGAGTAAGCACACAGATACAAGGTGGATAGGTTTCGGACCTAGTGGCTTTGAGGCAGTTACTCTGTGTTGGTTTGATGATGCAGAAGGTGTTAGGTATTACTTAACGTTAGAGCAATACAACGACATACCTAACAAAAGAATGAGAGCCGATAAGAGAAGTTATCCGGCGCAGTACAATAAACGAGCAAAAAAGGAGATGTTGCAATGAGCCATAAGAACGTGGTACGGGTGAGTGATGTAGGTATTCTAGTTGATGGTAGGGGTATACGTGAGTTTACTGAGGATGAACTGGATCAAGACGGTAACAACCAATACGTTATTATGTTTATGAAGGAGATACGTAAGATATTTCCTACTATCAAGTTTGCAGGGGATGTTTTTAATCCACGAGATGGTGTGACCTACGCAAAGAATAACCTACGTCCCAACAAGATACACATATACACAGATACAGATGAGTGGTGTTGGGGGTGGATAGCCTATGAAGATTACAAAGTAGATAGTGCAGGTGATTGTATGTACTGCGTGTACTCACGCAAGATAGAAAACAACAAGTATGACTACAGTAGAATACAACACCACATAGTTATGACGAGTAAACTAGACATAGCGGTACGTAATGCTAAAAGGTACCTATCCCCATTTAACTTCAAAGAGATAGTGGACTACTCCAAATCAGGTGTAGTACAAGGTTTAGAAGAGCACGAACGCGCAATTAGAAATACTTTGTTTGAGGCAAAGAAACCCTTTCAAGAAGGTCCAAGTATTGGGGGCTTACCTCAACTGTTTACTGAGTTGTTTCACTTAGTTGATTCTGAGTATAAGTTCTTATCAGAAAAGTTTACTAACCAACTAAGTACTTTGCGTAGTGCCTACGAACATTATGTAGAGCATGACAAAAACCCTGTAAGCTTTTACTGTGTACGTATACATGAGCGTAGAGGACACCAACTGTTTGATGTCATACCAACTAAGGATCTCACCGCCAGTTCATGGGGCAACGTAAGTAGGTTGGATGGCGATCCTACTACATGCACTGAGGAGACTTTACCTACAGATATTATGGGTAAGTTATCTGTCCTTTCCATCGCCGAAATAGGTGAGTACATACACGATGTAGGTTATCGTGAGAGTGAAGGCATATTCTATGTTACACAGTGACAACTCTACGTATGAATATGGTTCAGATACTACTGTTCATCGCGCATGTATACACAGTGATAGCAATACGATTGAAATATCATGTTTAGGCATGGATTGTGTTGACTCGCCAGACAATGGTGTGTACGATTCTATGGACAAATTACCTGATTGGATACAAGATAGGTTAGCGGTGTTGCTTTTATGTGACCCAACTCCCCCGACTAAAGAAGTAAATGGTATAGGGAGGAGGATAGACGCTAGTGTTTTTTGGATACATAAATAAGAGAGGGTTAATTATGTTAGAAGAAATAATAAATATAGTGTTCGGTATATTACTTTTAGGTGTGTTAGGTATTCTCTGTCAAGGTGCTATGCTCATAGTGAATGACAGAGAACGAGAATTTTGGAAACGTAGACGAAGAGGTACATGTGATGGCAATGACTCCCGAAGCGAAAGTAAAGAGGAAGGTAGTTAATCACCTTAAAAGCATGGGGGCATACTACTTTTTCCCTGCTACTGGTGGTTATGGTAAGAGTGGCGTACCTGACATAGTTGGGTGCTATGGTGGCTCGTTCTTTGGTATTGAATGTAAAGCAGGAAAGAACAAGGCTACCGCACTACAACTAAAGAACTTAGTGGAGATAGCAAGAGCAGGGGGTGTCGTTGCTATAATAAACGAAGAGAACGTGCACACTGTGCCGGACATACTTGTAGGTGGGGAACTGGTCTCAAATGGTAGCGATTGGGAGCAGTTAGAGTTTGATTTTGGTGGTGTACAGTGAAAGAGACAGACAAAAATCTTAGCACTACCATCCTAGAACCTACAAACAACTTTATAGTTGGTATAAAAACTGAAAGTATAGAGCTGAACTTTAAGAAAGACTACTCTTTAAGGGACGTACGTACCACGCAAGATTTTTT